ATTCCACTTTCCTTCTCCACATAGCGGACATCTCGCTCCATGCCATTTATTATTGAGAAATTCTATAATTTCCTGCCCATTTGCTTTATCCATCACTTTTCTCCTGTCATACGTTTTTATATATTTTAACATTTTATTTTTCATATAGCTAGCCCCTTCAATAAATAAAACACCCCACATTTCTGTGGAGTGTTTTAAAAAAACGCATGAAAAACAATTAAAGTATCTACACCTTTTTGTTTCATTTTATAATTTAGCATACTTCGAGCGGACATTGTCAGACATTTTTTATTTTTATAATATTTATTTTCGTTAAGCTTTTGGCACTCCAAGTGTACTCATTAATGCCTCTCTTAATACAGCAGATACATTTAAATGTGCTTCCTCTGCCTCACGATTCAACCAATTAGGCAATGTTACATTTCTTCGAACCATTTTATTGTCAACAACTCTTCTATATACTGTAAGGTCAACATCAACCAGAGATATGACTCCTTCCCCATCCTGAGCAAAGGTTCCTTTATTCACATCAAGATCAGACAGTGCTGTTGGTTCTGGTATTTCTTTATTTTCATCTTGTAAATTAATGCAAGTTAATCCAATCGCATCTCTCGCCATTACGATTGCATCTGCTATGGTTCCTTTTTTTTTGCCTTCTTCATTTGCCTCTGTCAAGATTCCCAAATCTGGTACTTCTATTAATATATTAGTATCTACATCTGTAAAAATAACTGGATATACCGCTTTCATTTCTTGTTTCGCCTCCTCTTGTTATTTATTATATATACATAAGGGTATGGGGATTATAATCCCCATTTCCTTAAAATTGCTTTCGCTAGTCTTTCATTTATTTCGCGATGTCTGGGGATTTTTTCCTCATCATCACCTCGCTTATAAATGTCATGGTTTCCACCATGTCTTGCAAACTCAAAACCTGCAGCTTCGAGCTTCCTTATTAGGTCTCTTTGTTTCATTGGCAAATCCTCCTTATTAGGTTTCTTCATTTCATAGGCAAATCCTCCTTATATTTTTATTATACACACTGGATGTGTATTTGTCAATATCAATGTGTATTTTATGTGTATCTTTTATAAGTTGGAATTCATGCTTTTTCAAAAAATCTATCACTTCTTTTTCGACAACTTTCTTCAGTATACGCTATTTTTCTTTTCGGAAAGAGAGAATTCATTCTCATGGCTACCTGCATCCAAGTCAGTCCCTCAATATAGTAAAGCCGAAACATAATCCGGAGTTCGCTTTTTTCGATAGACTCTATGTATTCCTCCGCCTGGTTGGTAAGTTCAAGAAGTTCTGCTTCTTTCATTTTCAAGCGTTGCCGTCTTGATGCTAATAATTGTTTTACCTTTGTGTGTTCTGGAGTAGGAAAACCCGTCACTTTAAAATGCTGTATTCCTCCCATACCTCCGCTTACTACATCGCTTACCGCTCCTTCTTTCTCAATCTTCTCTAATCGCTCCTCCGTCATTTTTATGAGTCTCCTTAACTCTTTTATCTCCGCTTGCATATCGCAGTACTGGATCAGGACTGACTTTTCCAACAAAACCACCTCTTTCCTGCTATCTATAAATCTTGCCTGTTTTCATGTCTCTGAGTTTAATCCGTCCAAATACTTCAAATCCTCTTTTATTTGCTTCTCTTCTCATATTCTCAACTGTCTCTCTTACGGCATTAGGCGACTTATCCGCTGCCTTAATCGCATCATGTGCTGTTTTGTCTCTATAGTGTTCGTGATTTCGTGTATCCATCCTACCACCTCACTTGTTAAGTATGTAAAATACAAATCCTGTATAAATCAATATCGCTATAAATGCTACTGTTTCTGTTATGCTCATCTGTATTCCTCCTGTTTAAAAATATGTGAGCGTATCCGCGGCGTTGTTTGCCATCAACTCGACTCGTTTTAAATATTTTAACTGTTGCTGTATGTATAGGTTTGAATCTTTGCCTCCCATTGACCTCCAGTCAGATATTCGCTTATCTACATCCTGTAATACTTTAATCGGGATTATATCAAGATTAATATCTTCAAGGCTAATCTGCTCCATCTTTTTACTCCTCTCTTTACTTTACAAATAAACTGGTTATTTTTTCTTGTGTATAATGTTTTTTTGTCAAGTATCCCTTATTTTTCATGTTATTTTGTAAAATTATATGTGCTCATGCGGCTGTATTGGTTCCCAGTGTTTTTCTGCATCTTGTTCGACTAATCGATTATACCGCTCCACATATTCCATCTCGCTTATTTTGCCTTCCATAAATTTGTCTTCCAATCCCATATAGGTATCTGGTTTAATCGCATCTATACGTTCTTTAAATTCGTTCGTATCTATCTGCCCCGCAATGAGCATATCTTGTAGTATTCTGGATTCATGGTTCATAAATCACCCCATTATTTTAATAATCTTATTTCTGGCACTTGAACCGCCCAGTTTGCAGGATCCTTAGACATGATGCCACATTTTCCATCATTATTCATCGGGCAGACATCGCAATCGCCTACTTCTTCGCAAGTGTCATGTATTAATCTTAATGCTTCGTAAATTTTCTGATAATCCATTTATACCTCCTGCTTCGCTCTCTTATTCACCTGTTTCATATGCTCCGCCACTCTCTTACAGCCAGCTTTCCATCTCTGGTAAGCCTTACCCGGCCGACATGGCTGCTGCATTCCCTCGCATCTGTCTCGTTCGATGCATTTTATACACGGGTTTATCATAATCTCTCGCCTTTCGAATTCTTCATAAAATCGCCTAATATCCAATCTCCCCATGCTGGTTTTTCCTTATTATCTTTCGGTCTGTATGGCTTCGGCAGTGGCATCCATGCAAGAACACTATCTCCATCGTCATCCCATTGACTATTTTCAAAATAATTGGTACTTGCGAACGGTTCTTTCTGTCCGGCTAATTCCCCGTCAAATGTCACTATGTATAATCCATCCCTTTCTGGTAATCTCTCTGTTATTGGTATCCATTTATTCATGCTGCACCCCTCCTTTGATCATCCCGGTTACTTCATTCCATCTGTGTATAAATTCTCTCCCTTCCTTTTCACTTCGAAAAGGGTACCACCATATCGCTTTTTCTTTACACTTCTGGAAGTCTTCCCGACTTTTGATTTCTTTTTTTATTTTCTCTATTTTTCTCTTTGTTCTAGGCTCATTCTTCTCTTCTAAGATTCTCAGAGCGTTTTTTAGATTTTCTACTGATGTCGCGGGATCTTTAATGGCCTCCCACGCCCCGCCGCCATAGCATTCTCTTAACGGTTCTGTTGTGATTATCTGGACGTTGTCTGTATGATCCCCTAATAGAATATCTGTATCATTCTTCATTCGTCTCCTCCAAATAGTTTTTTCCGAACATTTTCATAAACTCTTCTCTTGTATGATTCTGTTCAAAGGCTCTTTGTCCATCCTGGCGAAGCTCCCTCATTAATTCCGCATTGTTGTGTACCGCTTCCTTACCACTGATATGGTGCTCTAAGCAGAGATAGACTTTTAATCCTTCTGCTTCGGATTTATCTCTATTTGAGCCTCCAAAGATATGATGTTCATGCACTGCTGGTTTCTGTTCATACCAGGGTTTCATTTTCATGCATAAATAACAGGGGCTTCCTTTCTCCTGGAGTATACTTGATTTATGTTTCTTTCGCCTTTTCAATGCTTTCTCCTTTCTCCTCCGGATTTATTCCGGAGGAATATCAATGGCATATAGTTCTCACGGAACCGTTAACAAGTTGCTGTAATATGTAAAACCTCTAGAGGTTGTCCAGCTATTTCTCCAAATTTATCAAATATCCCTTTTCATCCTTTCTATTAATTATCCACATTATCCACAAACCTGTGGATAACTTCTTTCTTACTACTTTTCAAAATCGCTCCCCTATTTGGGATTTATGCGGGTTTTAGCAATTTGTAGTTACTCTTTTTAACTGTTCTTGTATCCACATACTGTATTCGTGCTTCCCTGGTTCCGATAAGAGTAGATTCTCCCCAGCTTTTTCTTTCAGTTGTTTCCACAAGTCTCCATTTGCTACCGGTTCTCCTTTTGTGGTTACATATCCATTTTGTTCCCACCTATCTAAATTCTCTTCAAGCATTGTGAGAATGAACACATTTTCAGTATGAATATGTATTTCACTTGGTTTTACTACCCTGGCTACTGCTTCCGTTATGGCTTCCAAAGTAGCCCTATTGTATGTTCCTGTTGTTTCCTTGAACCCCTGTTTTGTTGCTAGTTTTCCTTTTAGTGTGCAGGCAAGCACATATCCGTATTTGCGGGGTTGTACTCTTGGGGCTTTACTGTCTGTCCCTATATAGATATGTACTTCCATCTCATTCCCTCCTTTTTAGTTTCAATAGTGTATATTCCCGGTATGGGTAACCGGTAACTGGGTTATTTCCTTCGTGGACAGAATCCTTATCAATGTAATATCCTTTTGGGATACGGATTTTGTTCCATGTTCTCCATCTGACATATGTCTTTTTCTTTGCTTCCGGAAGAGGGAGATTGCGGGATGTGGAATAGCTTGTCTCTCTTAGACGTTTGTCCGTTTCCGGAGTTTTAGTGATGTATGCGGCCAGGTCTTTAAACTCACCTTTTTCGTACATTAGTTGGCAAATTACTTTTCCTTTCTTCCAGGCTTTCCGCAAAATCAAATCTGTATCTGGTATTCTGTTTATTACCAGATGGACATGCCATCCGTTC